TTGTAAATCTCCCGGCCGTCATGGTGGACTTCGCTCCATTTGTCTTCTTTGACCACCATGCCAAAGCTCACGCCGTCAACGTCTCCCCGCTGGATAATCTCCCAGGCATCATTTCCCGCCTGGGTATCCGGCAGGTCAAGCTCAAAAGCTAACCTAGCTTCATCCGATGTCAAGCGCAAGGTCTCGCTCTTGGTGTTGCCTAGCACCTGCCCCAAGTCATGGCTCCATAGGCCAATTACTGCACGGGTCTTTAGGCTTTCATCAAAGCAGCCAGCTGCCAGTTCTTCTACAAACTGATCCCCCCACCAGTCCCGCATCACTTGNGACTCCCGATTATAGGCAATGTGTCCGGCAATGGTGCGTTTACCGTTATCGCGGGTCTTTCTGACTTCCAGTGATACCGGCAGCACCCTTACTTCCCGTTCATTCTTCGTCTTGGTCTTCATCGTCATCCCCTCCCAATAGTCCCATATTAAGCGGCCTGTAAAGCTCATCCCCGCCAGCCACAGCAGGGAGGTTCTCAAACTGCCTAACCTCATTCACCGACAAGAACCCCGCTGAAAGCGCTATTCGGTATGCCCCGTATCGGTCTTTTTGATTGGTCCGCAAGAGATCGCCAGTGACAAACTCGCAATATAGATCGGTATCTTCAAGCAGGGAGCGCTCTAGGGCCTGTTCAATCCTCGTCAGCCATGGCCTTAGGCTATGTGTCAGAAACTCCAGGTTTTGCGCCTCTTGGCTCGAATAAGAAGCCTTCTCTAGGTGGCCAAGTAGGGCAGGTGGTACGCCAAAGATACGGGCAATATCTAGGACGCTTACTTGCCTAGCCTCAAGCCATTGACTGTCTTTGTTTGACATGCTCACCGGCTTAAACTCCATGCCCTCTTCCAGGACCGCTACACGCCCCGCATTATCAGTGCCGGAGTACTTTTCCCGCCAGGACTCTCTAAGCACCTCTGCGGCTTCGGGTCCTAGGTGGCCTGGGTGTTGCAGGACTCCGCTTAGGCTTGCTCCATGCTGGAAGAAGCTCTGCCCATGCTTTAGCTCGGCAATGGCTCCCCCTATGCTCTCACGGGCGAACGTCACCGGACTTACACCCTTTAGGCCGTCTAGCGTCATCCCTAGCACGTGAAACACCTCAAGTGTACGCAGCACCTGCACGCCTTTTGCTGTATTCACGCGGTAAGTCACCTGGCCTGTGTCTTTGTCCTGCTCTACAATCACCCTGGCCGGGTCCAGCGGCCATAGTGCGACAGGCGTAGAACGCACCCACTCGATATAGGCATAGAAGTTGCCATTAAGTAGCAGGTGGTTCATCACCAGTTCCTTGAACGTGAACGGGGTCAGCATCGGGTTAGGCTCCTTGTGTAGTAGCCTGTAAATCTCGGTGTCATCAGCAAGCTCCCGGCCTTCTGGGGTCCTTCGGTAGACTTTGAGTGGTAGGCTTGCCACAGCCCCGCTAAGCAAAGTCACCGCTCTTAACGCAGCAGGTACGCCCAGGACCGTCTCAGGTGTTACATGGACACCTGCACGGGTCAAGGGGCCTATAATATCCTGCCAGCCATCGGGGTCCCTCTGGGTCATGGTCCGCTTCTCTGTAGGCTTGAATGCTCGCTTTAGCCAACTAATCATATAACCAGCAGCCCCCTTTCTCTGTAGACTGTCGCTTTTGGTTCTCGTAGTACTGCCCTGGATATAGCCAGTATCAGGGCTACAGCGCCATCAATTCTGTCCTTACTTCGGGCCTTCGATGGTTTGATATTCCCGGCAGCGTCCTGCTCCAGGACCACGTTTTGCATGTTCCAGGCAAGAACCGGGTGACCACCATGCTCCAGGCGCTTAGATAGCACAAGCTCTTCCAGGGTCTTTGTTGGCATTGACATACTTGCATAGCCCATGCCCGTAGAAACCATGGTAGCGCCTTCCTCCTCAAGCTCCACGGCTAACTGAAAGGCGTTCCATCGGTCAAAAGCTATCTCCTTGATCCGGTAGGTGTTAGCAAGGTTCTGAATATCACGCTTGATCTCTCGCTGATCTAGCACCTCACCCGGCATCAGCTTTAGGTCTCCCGATCTTGCCCAGGCCCTATAGTCTACAACGTCCCGCCGTTCTGCTGTTGCTCTCGCTTCCGGTAGCCAGAAGTAGGGCAGAATATCATAGCTTGGTGGGTCATTATCATCGGGGAATACCAATACGAAAGCAGCCAAGTCAGTAGTAGCGCTTAAGTCCAGGCCACCGAAACACTCACGCCCTCTTAGCCTCTCAGGGGCTATAAGGCTACCACAAGCGGCCCATTTATCGGCGGGGATCCAGGCTATCTCCGCGCTTGTCCACTGGTTAAGATACAAGCGCCTAAAGCTGTTCTCAAGGGCAGCGCTTTCCTTGGCCTTAGTAGCTAGGGCCTGCATATCCTCAAGGCTTCTGAATTCGCCCAGGGCAGGGTTCGCTTTCTTCCAGACCTTTACATCAAGCCAGTCATCATCAAGACCAGCCTCGTACAAGCATGGCAGGAAAGTGGGGTCGCTCTTTGGGTCTTCTTGTACTTTCTTGGCATAATCGTAAAGCTCCCAGAATAGCGAAGTCCTATCATAACCGGCAGTGGATATGCAAAGCAGTAGTGGCTCCTCACGGCCGCCGAAGGACGTTACTAGGGCTTCCCATAGCTCACGGCCACGCTTGCCCTCCCAGATATGNACCTCATCCGCTATTACCGCGGTAGGGTTAAGGCCATGCTGCAATGCACCATCAGCAGAAAGCGCCCTAAGTACGCTGGAGGTCTTGTCATCAATGATCCGCTTTGAGTACTCGATCACCCGTAGGCGCTTAGATAGGGTCTTATTGCTCCGTACAAAGTCGCGGCACTGGTTAAAGACCACGCTTGCTTGTTCCCGGCTACCGGCAGCTAGGTAAACCTCAGCACCCTCTTTGCCGTCCGCTATGAGGTGGTATAGGGCCAGGGCAGCAGCCATGAATGACTTCCCGTTCTTACGCGGCAAATATAATAGCGCCTGCCTGTATTGCCGGGTCCCGTCAGGGTTCAAGGTGCCGTAAAGCTCCCTGATAAAGTCCACCTGCCAGGGCATAGGCTCGAAAGGTAAACCTGCCCAGGGCGCTTTGCTGTGCTTTAGGTGGCTTATGAATTTGAGAACCCTATCAGCCCGATCCATCTATTCCGGCTCCTCCCATACATCAGCAAGGTTCTCCTTGCAAAGTAACACTAGCTCACGGCCGCGCTCTTCAATGTCTAGAATGCTTTCTATCTCCAAGATCCGGCTACCGAAGACTATGCGATCCGCGGGACTCACTTGCTTAATCGTTACGCCTGGCGGCCTCATCGTCACCTTGTGGGTAACCTCGGCCGCTATCCTGGCAGCCTCCCAAAACTCTTGGCCACTTATCGGCTCTATGGCAGCCCAAGCATAGGCGATGGTGTCCCAGTATTCGAGCTGGTCACCTAGCTCATTTTCGATCACTGTGTAGCGCTGTATGGCGATCCTGTGCCGTAGCTTGCCGGTTCTCATAGCGTCACCGCCCTGTAAGGCCAGTAAAGCAACCTAATGGCGGGGAGGTTCTTTTCCATGAACTCGCCCTCTCTGGCTTCGTAAAGCAGGGCAACGTGGATCAATATGCCGGCCTGAATCATTGCCGGCAATTCGCCAAACTCATCCAGCTTCCGGCCTAGGAACGTCTCGGCAAAGTCTATCGCTGCCCCCATATAGCTAGTAATAAGGGCATCCTCAAGGTCATGCTCTATTCGCAGATGCTCTTTGACACGCTCTAGCGTCAACATGGCCTCACCTCCTTAGCCATCCAGTAGGGCTTCCAGTTCGTCATCCTCTTCAGGCCTGCCAGGTAGCTCCATCCGCATCCTACTAGACGGGCTCAACCCAAAAAGCGCTATAAGCGCCCTAAGTTCCTTTAGGGTATCTTTCATGATGTAATACTCAGGGCGCTGCTTTGGCAGCCCGCTCGGGGCTATGAAGGTCGATCCCTCTTTAGCCAACACTTTCTCACACTCTAGGTAACGTGCCCACGCCTGACAGTACATGGCTAGCGTCTGCCGGTCTAGCTCTGTCAGCAGTCCCATCTTATAAAGCGGCTTAGCCACTCGCCGCCATTCGGCCTTAGCCTCTTTCGATAACCACGCCGGGCACTTTGGCAAAGCAGGTTTCGCTCTTGGGATGNTTCTTGCAGGTTCGTATGTGTCATTCACAACACGCAGCTTCGGCAGGGGTCCTCTGGCTCCCATGTCATGCACCCCCTTTGGAATCACAAAACCTTGAAGCGCACGAAGTTGATTCCCCCCCACGGTCCCGGGGGCTAACTCCTATACTTTCTTGACTCCCCTCCCCGTGAACCTCAGCATGACACTGATAGCACAAGGGCAGGCAGTTACTCGCTACTAGTCTAAGGTCAGGCCGTTCGCTTATCGGCTCGATGTGATGAACCACTTC